TTTCTGCCCACCAACCGTCAACTTGTTCACGCCATTTACGTGCTTCTGGGGTTATGCCTTCTAGTAGTTCTCTGTCCCACCCAAACACTGTTGCTACAGCATCTTTAAGTGCGCCAGCAAAACTATCACGCCTATAACCGTGAAAGCCCACTAGATAATTTGCTACTGTGTCTTTACCACAGCCAATGAATCCGCATATTCCTATAATCATAGAATTATTATAACATCGTGTTGGGGAAAATTAAACGCCGTATTTGTTCTTTTTGCGTTGTACTACAGGACTTTGTTTATTAATTGCAGGCACTTCGACACTTGGGCCTTTTGGTACAAATGTCTTACCTTTGATGCCTTGTTTCTTCATTGCGGTTTTAGCAATTTCTTCATCGGCTTCGGAATACATCCAAATATGTCCTTCGTCTCCGGCTGGCGAAGATTTTGGACTATCGAGATCCGGGCTACCTGCCATTGCTAGTCCAAGTCTGTAATGGCTGTAATAATCTTTATTACCAAGTGTCATGCTATGCAAGCCTGAATATTCTAAGTTTTTAGATATTTTAGACTTAGGAGATTCTGTAATGAACTCTTTAGCTCGCATTAGCCAATAACCCAAGTAAGAGGATTGCTACCGTCAACGTAGTCTTTGAGTTGCTGTTCGAGTGAAGCCATTTCCTCGTTTGCTTCTGCTTTAAGACTTGCACCATTTAGACTTGTGCCACCGCTTGGTCCAGCGATTGTAGCGTATTTTTCACGTGCTTCTCCGAGTATACGTTTAGCAAAACTATAAGCATACTCCTGTATCCACGGAAAAGCCTGATAGTCATTTAATAACATACTGTCTGGCTTGTAATTGTAAATGTGTAATAACACATCTTCCATTTCGCTTTCTTGTGGATTAGCACCTTGTGTAGGCATTTTACGAATAATTGTTAGTTTTCTAGTAGTCTTGTTGTAGTGAAAATTTAAGTAACCACCAAACATCTTCATTGACATTTTTTGATAATCGACAAATAGTTCGTAACTTAATAAACCACCAACACGACCTGCTACTAACATATAAGTGTTTAAGTAACCACTAGCAAATGGTTCAAATTGGCTTGCAGTTGTACCTGTTACACTTCCAATACCGCGTCTATAGGCGGCACGTACATCCATAACTGTATTAGGTAAAATGTACTCTTGTGTTTCTGGCTTTAGTTTTAAGAATGCGTAGGATTCTTCTTGGCTGTTACTGGCACGTTGACGATACTTTAATACTGCTTGATCTATAGCAAGATCGTAATGATCAGTATCAAGTTCTACATCTACAATACCATCTGCTAAACGCAGTCTAATATAGTCTGTGATCTCACCACGCTTTAACTGTACTGTTCCATCAACTGGAGCAGTAGTTAAGTCGCCAAAGTTGCCATCAGGGTCGTATTTGATATGTCCGCTACCTGTGCCTGTTGCGGCATTGTAGAGACTATCAGTTACTATAGTTCCGTTTGCGTAAAAGTTAGTGAGGTCTTGTTCGGCCATATTGGTATCCTTATATTGTATTTAGCAGGATACCTAGACTGTTAAAGAGCTTTGAGTAACAGTATGTCGTTATTAATACGACCATTGGCAGGAATACTTGTGGCCTTAATATCGTCTAAAAACTTACGTAACTGTACTTTGCCCGCTTTCATAAACTCCATTAGTTTTTGTTCTGGTTTACGGACCGTTTTCCCTATACTTTTGGCACTATCGTAGCCTAAAATGCTGGTTCCTTTAACGCTTAGGGGGCCAGCTATACCATCGGCGACATACTTAAATAACTTGCGTGTTTTTGTATTATAAACCCACAATTCTTCAGCACCTATAATATCAACAGGATTGATACTTACAAGTTTCAGCGTATTATCTTCCTTCATGTACTTTAACTTGCTGACCTGTTTCTCTTTGTTAGGCGCACGTTTTACTCGTGCCTTCTTAGTCTGCTTCTTAACCTGTCTGTATGCTTCTATTGCTTCATAAAACTTATCAAAGAACGCATAGAAACGTTTATAGTCTGCGGCTTTAAGATGTCTGTACGCATCCCTCAAATCCTCGTCGTCTGTGTTCTGTGATTCTTTAAGTTCGTCAACGAACAAGTTGGCGTATTCTTCGTACTTGCTTAATTGTGCCTGTGGTATGTTATTTGCTTTGAAGTATTCAAATGCCTTAGGATCTACTTTTTCGCCTCTAATAAGTTCATCCACTAAGCCTTCAAAGTGTCCAAGATGCTCGTTTGTTTTTTCCTGTAGTCTATCCTGAATAGTTTTTATCTGTGCAGGCTGTGTTACTTTTTTACTCTTAACAGGAGTCTCATCTTCATAGTCATCCAAGTACACAATACCACAAACCTGCTTGATTGTATCTTTAAGATAAGATAGTCGTTTACCCTGCAATGGCATACCTGCATTATGGGCCATGACTAAACTACAGGCTGTCATTGGCAACATTCTGTCTGGGCTACGAACAAAATCACTTACATCCTGTTTACTGTACTCGTTATCCTGCATCCAGGAGACTACATGTTTCTTAACATCTTTTGGACCATAGTGATAGTTATAATAGTTAAGACTTTTGTGCAAATGACCATTGAATTCTGCTTCGTCCATTTGTAATGCACGTTCAGTATCCCATACTGGCTCAGGTCCAGTATACTTTTCATCTGCCAAATATACTCGTTTACTACCAGATTTTTTACGTGTCTTAACAGCCATTATCGCTCCTTGAATGTATGCGTTATATGGATTATTATACGCTCATTTACTATATATGTCAAGCCCTAGTAAAATCAACAACTTAGCATAGGTTTAAAATACCGCTAAATACTAGATACTATAGGATTTTATTGTGCCACGGTTATCACTCTGGAAAGACGGAAAACACTCAAACGACTACAAATTTATGGATCGTGTTATTAGCGAACAATTTACTGTTGGCGGCACAGGTGTAAATGTACACAAATATCTCGGCACACACGAACAGAATACATTAAAAGTTACTAATGCTAATCAGTCATCTACTAGTGCTATATTAAATTTTGCCAGTACTACAGACATAGTTTTGAATATGCTTGTCTCTGGAGAAGGTATTGCTAGTGGATCAAAAGTTATCGCTAAAAGTGCTACATCAGTAACATTAAACAATGCAACAACATCTGCTTTACTATCTGGGGCAACTGTAAAGTTTTATGAAAATCCCAGCGAGCCAAGTTACACTAACCAAAGCGCATTAAACATACAGGATTTATTCTTTCTAGAGAACAGAGATCGCAAATACGATACCAGCATTTATCCTATGCGTGGTATCTATCAAGTATCAGACACTACATTTGATTTAAGTCAGTTTGGAATGTTCTTACAAACAGGTACACTGTTTATGACTTTCCACATTAATGATATGGTTGAAAGACTTGGACGTAAGATTATGAACGGTGATGTATTAGAACTACAGCACCTTAAAGATTATTACCCACTGGATAGTACATTGCCAGTGGCACTAAAAAGATATTATGTTGTAAGTGATTGTCAAAATGCCGCAGAAGGCTTTAGTCAAACTTGGTGGCCGCATTTATGGCGTGTAAAACTTAATCCGCTTACAGACAGTCAGGAATACAAAGATATTCTCAACAACATCATGGTTGATGCTCCTGACTATGATCCAACTAACGGAAATATCAGTCTTGGTAGTACACTTAGTACTATTAGCACATATCAAAATGTCAACGACGCTATATTAGCTGAAGCAGAAAAAGAAGTACCACTAAGTGGTTATGACATAAGCCATCTTTACATTAAGTCAACTACACCAGATGGAAAGTATCCTGGTGATCCTGTTGGTGTTACTGCTGACGGTAATGTGACAGCAGATAGTGATAGTGTTACAACAGATTACGCTATAATAAGTCCACAAGCAGTACCAGAAGGTTGGTTAACAGGAAATGGTCTTGCACCAAACGGTATGCCTGTCGCGGTTGGTATTGCTTTCCCAACTAATCCAGCAGTTGGTGATTATGCATTAAGAACAGATTACTTGCCAAATAGATTGTTTAGATACGACGGGAGACGTTGGGTGAGAATAGAAGATAATGTTAAGACTACATTAACTCCAGGACCAGATAATACAACACAACGTAGTAGTTTTGTAAATAACACTGACACATATTCAAACAGTAAAGGCAACGTAACTGTTAGACAAAGTCTTAGTGATGCACTACGCATAAAGGCAGATAATTAATGGCACAACAATTTTTCTACGACGGACAAATCCGCAGATTCCTAGTTCAATTTATGCGTATTCTTACAGGATTTCAAGTTGAGTTTGGAAAAGACTCACAAGGTGTGCGTACACTACAACAGATTCCTATATATTATGGTGATCCTAGTAGACAAGCGGCAACAATTTTACGTAAAAATTCAGAAAACACTCTTAATGCTGTTCCTGCAATGAGTGCTTACATAAGTGGTTTAACTTATGAGCAGACTAGAATGCAGGACCCGACTCATGTGGGAAAAATAAGTTTACGCCAGAGATATTTTGATGAAGAAACAGGAACATATACTAATCAACACGGGGATAACTATACCGTAGAGCGTTTAATGCCTGTACCTTATAAGTTACAAATCAAACTTGATATATGGACCAGTAATACTGAACAGAAGATGCAGATAATTGAACAAATAGCAACATTGTTCAATCCAAGTTTTGAAATACAGTCAACAGATAACTATGTTGATTGGACAAGTCTAACTTTTGTTCAATTGACTGATATGTCCTGGAGTTCGAGGACAGTGCCAATGGGCGCCGATGAGAGTATAGACATTGCTAGTTTAACATTTGAGATGCCTATATGGATATCCAGTCCTGCTAAAGTTAAACGTCTTGGAGTTATACAAAAGTTTATTGCAAGCATTTATGATGAACAGGGGGAGTTTAGTGAGGATACTATTTTAACTAACCTAATAGATCGTGTAAAAGTTACCCCACTAGACTACGGGCTTTATTATACAGGCAATCAAATGAAACTGGTTAAACCAGAAGAAGTTGTCAGTGAAGCAGGT